TTTTGGTGATTTTTTTATCACCATCAGCATCAATCTTGTACTGTTTTCCTTTAAGTGGCATCTGACTCAGGGGTAGTTCTATCTTTAATTATAGCTGTTAATTCAATAAATCTTTTTTCACATTCTTTAATTACTGCTTGTGCTTGATTGTGTTTGTTTACAACATTTTGCAATTCTGCTTGTAGTTCTTCAGTTGTAGGTTTTGTCATTAACTATAAGGTGAAGCACCAAGAATATCTGTTTTCCATTGTGCTTTTAAAGCTGCTACATCTGATGCTGCTGCAATACCAGAATCAGCAGGTGCATCTCTTAATGCCTTTTTTTTAGCAACAATAGCAGAAGTATCTGCTGAAGTTTCTAATGCTTTTTGAAATTCAATATCAAGTTCTGCAAGTTTAGATTTTCTTGCAAATCTTATTTTTGTTTTATGAATTTCTCTGGCTTTTGCCATGTCTGTTGTAATAAGACTCATGATCCTACTCCATCTGTAAGGTTGGCTTCATCAACAGACCAAGCATCTCTAAATGATCTGTCTGTTGGTATATCAGACGTTTCTACTATTTTATATTTTTTACCAGTAGGCACATCTTTTTTAGCAATTTCTTCTATTGTTCTAGCTTCATTTTTGGCAGGTACAATAACTGCGACTCTACCATCATCTTGTTTGTAGATAATTCTTTTTGTTGTGTCTGACATTAGCTCCAATCTCCCATGAATATACAATGTATTTTAGACACATCTTGAGCGTTGCCGCTACCTTCAGCATAAATTGTCCAAAGTTTACATGAACCAGAGTTTTGTGCAGAACCACTATTCCAACCATTATTTCTTCCACCTAATGATACAAAGTGTTCGTTAGTTCCACTTGGATATGTACAAATTGCTGCTACAGCATAATCTGCATTTGCACAGTTTGTACTAAAGTTTACTGTTTGCTCACCTTCACCATTGTCTGTTACAGAGCTAACATTGTAACTTTCATCAACAGAACCACTTGGATTGTATTTCGCCCAAGCACCTCCTAGTCTTTCACCATTTACAGTTGACCCACCTTTTGCTAAATAATCCCAAGAAGCGTGTGTAGTGCCACTTGAAGAAGGTGTATGTCCTTGAGAACTGGTTACTACACATATGTAACTTGATGTGATAGCACCATCTGTATATTGTACAATGTCATCTTTGGTATAGGTTGTACCACTTGCCCATGTACCTTTATTGACAAGTTTTATTTTGCCAAGATCAATAGTTGCCATAATTAAATAGTTGCGATTAGATTACCACTTGCATTAACGCTAAAGGTAAAACCTGTAGCTGCAAAAACAACTTCATCAAACGCATCATAAGCCGTTCCAGAAATATTGTCCACACCACCATTGGTAGTTGTCACGATTAAATTACCTGATGCGTCTGTATTAAATCCATAAACTTCTGCTGAAGCAACTGATTCAAACGTAGGGTCTGCACCATTATTTGCTCTTAAAAACTTACCATCATTAGATGATGTACCATGTGGCAGCTTATCTAAGGTTACAGCTTGATCTGCTAACTTAGCTGTTGTAACTGCATTAGAAGCTAATCTAGCACTATCTATTGCATTATCAGCAATTTTAGCTTGAGTTACTGCGTCTGTTGCAAGGGCTGCTGTTCCAACAGCACCATCATCAATTTTCGCAGCAGTAATAGAATCATCACCTAATTTAGCATTAGTAACTGCACCAGCATTTATTTTAGCTGTGGTAACTGCATTACTGGCTAAAGCTGTAGCATCTACAGCACCAGCATCTATTTTTGCAGAGGTTACAGAGTCATTACCAAGTTGAGCATTTACAACGGCTCCGTCTGCTATTTTAGCTGTTGTTACTGCATCATCTGCTATTTCAGCAGTATTAATAGCATTGTCAGCCATGTGAGTATTGTTAATAATATTACCACCTATTTTTGCTGAATTATCTATTGCACCATCTGCTATTTTAGCTGCGGTAACTGCATCATCTGCTATGTGTGCAGTATCTATACTGCCATCTACATAGTGTTCAGAATTTATAGAGTCATCTTGTATGTTATCGCCATCTACGCAATCGTTAGCTAAATGTATATGATCTACACTACTATTTACCAATTCACTACTATCAACTGAATTTGCTGCAAGATGACTAGCATCAAGAGGGCTACTTGCTATAAGACTTTTTATTTCTGATATTGTTTGATCTGCGGTGGCATTGCTCTCTATTCCGTCTAATTTAGTACCATCAGCAGCTACATCACGACCATCTACGTTACCAGATACAATAATGTTTCCTGTTATGTCTATACCACCAGCTACTAATTCTAGTTTTGTAACTCCACCTAATTGCAATAATAAATTGCCTACACCATTATCATTAATAATTGAGTTAGAACCATTGTGAAATATCTCGAAATCTGACCCTGAACCAAACAGAGCTTTTACGTTGTCGTTATAGATGTTACTACCAGTAAATGTGTTACCAGTTTTTAAAGCAAAGTTGCCTGTAGCTGTAACACCATCTACCCAAGCACTACCTGTATATACCTTGAGTGAGTTAGATGTCTGGTTAAAAAATAAGTCTCCTACATTTAAACTATCTGTAGGATTGTTTGTACCTATACGATATACGTCAAAAAAATTGTTAACGTTAGATATGTTATTTGCAACAGTATTTACGTTGCTTATAGCTCCACCAACTGTGTTGACATTACCGATAGCTCCACCAACTGTATTGACATTAGTAATACTACCTGCAACTACACCAACATTATCATCAATAACATTTATGGTATTACCCATAGCGTTACCATGTGATGTGCAATAGTACTTGAGTGAACTAGGTGCGTTAGATGGTACAACAAAAGTAACTGTAGCACCAGAACTACCAGCAGTTCCGCTTGTTGTAACTCCTGTGGTATAAGAATTATCGCTGCTATCTCTAAAGGCTAAAGGGTGTCCGCTATTGCTGCTGTCAGCTAAATTAAACGTATATGTTTTACCTCTAGCAAGTTTTAGTACAGGTGTTTGTACACCATCTATAAAGTACTTGTTACCACTAACGTTTTGTACTGTAACTGTAAATGTTTGGTTAGCACCTGCGGAGTTACTTACGCTATTTACATTTGTGACGTTGTTACCGACATTGTTGACGTTGGTTACGTTAGTCGCAACAACATCCATATCACTAATAACATCAGCTACAGCTAGTGTGTTCATATCACTAATAACATCAGCTACAGCTAGTGTGTTCATATCGCTAACAATATCTGCTGTAGCTAGGGTATTCATATCAGCAACAACATCTGCTGTGCCTAGTATTGCCATATCTGCTACTGCATCAGCAGTACCTAGTCTGCCTATCTCTACAGCTTTACCAGCTACAGTTGTTACCTCTGTTGCTTTTGGTACTAACCTATGAAATGTGTAGGTATGAAGCGTAGTTGTAGATTCAACTAAAAATCCAAATCCAGAAGGAATAGTACTTGGTACACCAGTAATAGTAATATTTGCATTATCAGCTACGTTTCCATTTACTATAGTTACAGTTGTACCACTAGGAACTAAGTTTGTAGTTGCTGCTTTAACACTTAATACTGCTGCTTGTCCTGTGACTCCTTGTGGATTTACGTTTGGAAATGCTTGTTCACTAGCAATAATAGTAAAACCACCAACATCATCTATAAGGTCAATAATTCTGTCATTGATAGCTGCGGTAGTTGCAATAGTAGTATCGTTATCTGGAAATGTTTGTCCATCTTTAATTGTGTCACCAGTACTTATATTAAAAAATCTAGCGTCAGCAGCAGCAGAAGTTAAAAATGATGTGTCATTTGTTGTAGCTGAAGCTTGTTCACTTGCAGTAATAACAGCAGAAGGGTCTAATTTTGCTGAAGTAATCTGACTATCAGCTATATGTTCAACACGAATAGAACCATCTGTATAGTGTTCGGGGTTAATGCTATTATCTGCTATTTTACTACTATCTATAAGATCAGCCGATAAATGTTCACGATCTATAGACCCATCTACATAATGCTCAGAGTTAATAGCATTATCTTGAATATTGTCTCCATCTATAATGTCATTGGCTAGATGTTCATGGTCTATACTACCTGCAACATAATGCTCTGAATTAATAACATCATCTTGTATATTATCTCCGTCAATAATGTCGTTAGCTAGGTGTACATGATTTATAGACCCATTCAATATATGTTCAGAAGATACAGAGTTATCTGCTAACTTAGTTGACGTAACTGCGTCTGGTCCTAGTTCGTTTGTGGTAACTTGTAAAGCACCAATATGTTGTGTATCAATAGACCTGTCTACATAATGTTCTGAATCAATAGAATCATCAGCTATTTTACTTCCGTTAACTGCGTCATTAACTATTGATGCTCTATCTACAGAGTTGTCTGCAAGATGTTCCACATCTATAGAACCATCAACATAATGTTCTGAATCTATACTGTTATCAGCTATCTTTGCGTTTGTAACAGCATCACTAGCAATCATTTGATTTGATACTGTGCCTGTATCTGCATTTGTTATTACTGTGCCTGTAATATCAGGTAGTGTTATTGTTCTATCAGCAGTAGGATCTGTTATTGCTAGTGTTAATTCATTATCATCATCAGTTGCACCTTCAAAAACTAAGTTAGCTGTAATTGAATTAGATCCATCTCTCTTTACAAAATCATTGGTAAATTCTTGTTGAGCAAATAATATTTGATCGCTATTATTATCTAAATCTGTTTCTGTTAAAACACTACCATCTGCAAAATCTACTTTCTTTGCACTTATATCTGTATCTCTTGTAAATACAATATTAGCTGTACCACTTGGGGGTGTGTTGCCAGAAGTAAACTGTACTTGTGAACCAACAATATTATAGTGAGTGCCTAGTGTTTTAAGAACACCACCCACTTTTACATCAACTTCTGTGTTAGCTAGAAAAGAAAAAGATATAGCAAAATTATTTTGACTACCTGTACCATTATGATTTTGTGTAGTAGCTGTTGTGTTGGTAGCCATAGTTAATTTCCTAGGTTCTTAATTTTTTCTAAATTAGTAACTGTTGCTTTAGTTGTTTCATTGTTAATTGCTTCTATATTAGCACTATATTTTTTAAATAATTCTCTATTTTCTGGTAAACGTAACCATTCATTTCTTGCTTTTACTTTATAGTCTGCCACTATTTTTTTAATATTTTTTGAAATTATAGCTCTTGCGTTATCTTGAGTGCCAACCATAATATCTTCATTAGTTGAATCAACTCCTTCACCCATAGCAGTTTTATAAAAAGCTTTCATGTCAGGTTGATTTAATTTTTTATATAAATTTACTATTAACCTTTGACCATCTATTTTTGTATCAAAAGCCAAGTATTTAATATAACTTGCGTATTGTTTGCTTGTAAGCTCAATACCACTACCTTGTATGCCTTGTTTTCTAAAAAAGAATTTCTTGGGCGATTGCAAAGGTATATTCAAATCATTAATAACACTAAGGACATAATTATCTTTTGTATTAGTAGCAGTAAAAGGATTTAAAATATCGAAAGTATTAGGTCCAAAACCACTAGGATATTCAACAACGGAACCTGTTAACCAGTTTCTATCAGGTTCTAAGTTTGCATTATAGAAAGGTATTGTTCTAGCTAACTCATTTAAAACTTGTCTAATACCTGTATTTACTTCGTCTGCTGGATAATATGTAGTATCTAGTTTTGTTTTGTCTGTAGCTCTTTGAACTGATCTACCAAATCCAGCAACAGGATTAATAATATTAGCAATCCTTCTTGATAGTAAAGTTTGTAAAGCATAAGGATTATGTATAGCTTCAGCAACTTCTGTAAGACCTCTAATGTAAGTTCTATCTGTAAGATTTCTTGCAATAGACACAGTAATTGCAGTAGCAATATCATTAGTTTGTTGACTTCCTATCTGTCCTTCTATGTCCATAAAATCTGCAAGAAGCATAAAAGTACCAGACCAAGGATCAAGTCTTTTATAAGAAATGTATTTGTATTTTGGTTTGCCACTTTTTGTTAAAACTATCTCTCCATTTGAATCTCTTACTAAAAATCTAAAGGAATATGGTTGCCAACCCTCCGCTTTTTTTTGTTTTACTAATTGTCTATTTGCTTCTATGGAATCACCAAATCCTACTGTGTTAGGACCACCACCTGTCATAGCTATTTCTGCAAAAGGATTTTCTATATCTCTAGCAATCAAACCAACTGAAAGAGCAAATCCACCTCCTAAATACATTTCACCTCTAGCTCTTGCAGCAATATTAGGATCTGTACTTCTAAGTGCTTGTCTGTATTCACTTAAAAATAAATTTACTCCTGGCGTAAATCTCATTTGTGTTTTAAGAATATTTAGAGGAGTTCTTACAAAAGGAAAAACTACTCTTCCATAAGGGTGTTGTGCAAAATTTTGTATTCTTCCACTAAAAGATTTAGGATCTAAGTCTTTTGTAAATGTAGCTTCAGCAGCAAAATTTTTAGCTTTCTTATACATATCTTGAATACTCTTAGGTAATTTTTGAGTGCTGCCAGTATCAACAATTTTAAATACTTTTTCTGTTTGTGTTTTAATATATTTTTTTAATTGTTCTCCTTGTAAATTTTTTCTTATTCCTTGCTCCCAAGCTTCTGCTTTTACATAAGCTCTAAAGTTTACTTGTTTTAAAAACTCGTCTTCTGTAATTAACATACGAGAACCAAAACCATTAATTCTTCTGAAGTTGTTGTAGATAGAAGGAAGCCAGGCATCAGCTAGAAACACATCAACAAATGGTTTTACTGTACCTCTAGTAATAATATTTTGATCTGCAAAATTTCTTACATCTTCTGCATTTATATTTCTTGATATTCGTTGTGCATCTGAAACCATTGCACCTCTATCAAGTATATTTTCATTTACTTTGAAAGCTTTTCTAGCAATGTTAAAAGCATCACCTAAAGATTCGCCCATATATATAAGTTGTTTCCAACCTTTTATAAACTCTTCAGTATTAAACTCTGGTTTAAATACTAAATTATCTCTTCTACTTAAAAGTGTATCTGCAAAAGAAATATCCATATCTTTTCTAAAAGTAATTTTTGCAGCACCAAGAGATTGACTTATTGGTTTTGATAAAGTATTTAAACTTGTAGATAACAAGTTCACTATATGAGTAGGTGGACCACTAAGAATAGAGTTAATAAATATTTCGTTAGTAAACTCTACACCTTTTAAAAGTAATCCTTTCTTAATCATGTGTTTCATAACTTGTGGATTACCACCTGCTACGCTTAAATATTTTGTAAGTCTTGTTAGAGCTAAAGCAGCTTCTTGATCTCCTTTCTCTACTAAATCAAAAATCTTATTAAAGGTTTCATCTATTTCACTTACTCCTACATTTTCAACAAAATCTCTATTTATATTATTTACATTTTCTGTACCTCTTGATCGTCTACCAAAATCTTTTGCATCTGTTACTGTATCTCTTAAATCACCTGCAATCCTTCTTGCACCAAGAGTTTGTGATGTTAAAGAACCAACTCCTTTATTTAAGTAAACAAGACCTTTTAATACTTTTACTTCTTTTAAAAATGCTGGTTTTATTTCTTTTATAAGATCTACATTTTTTGTAGCTATAGCATTATGCAAGGCAGCAGACAAATTAAAAACAGCTTCGCCATTTTTATTCATCATTTGATTAATTGATATAGTTGTAGCAGGTAAATATCTTGGGTTATTTATTATCTTGCCATTTGTAGTTTTTTTAAAAGGACCAAATTCTTGTAAGAAAAATCTAGCAGCTTCTAAAGCTTCTCCATTTGTTTGTCTTTGAGAAGCAGTAAACATATCACCTAAAGATACAGACCTAGCCCATTGTTCTAATTCATCTGTGCTTTTAAAATATTCAGCAATATTTAATATATAATCTGTAAGTTCTTCAACACCACCACCTGTAATGTTTGGGTTGAATGTAGATTCTATTTTGTCACCGACTTCTGGTATTTGTGTCGTATCTCCTATGCCTGGTGCTTTTTTTGTTTCTAAAGGTTTTATTAAATCAATAACTTTTTCATCTAATAATTCGTTACCAGCTTCATCAATACCAAGGTCTTTAAACTTTAATTTTCTTTTACGTTCTAAGGTTGATATTATTTTTGGAGCTAAAGGAGAATTTCTAAAACCTTTTAAACCCACAGCTAACCCTGTTAAAACTTCTCCTAAAATTGCACCACCAAAAGCTTTTCTTAATCTTGCTTCTATCGGAGATATATCATCATCAGCTTTAAATACTGATGCTGGCATTTTCAATATGTCTATTACAGGTTCTAATGAACCTTCATACTCATCAACCATGTTGTAAAGGTTTTGTTCAAATGGATCTTCTACAACAAAATCTGTAAGAAAACCTGCAACAAGGTTTCTTGTCCAAGGGTTTTTAATACCTTTAAGAC